TGGCAAAGGAGATGTCACTAAATCTGAAAAAAATCTGTGGGATAAAGGATACAGCGGGTATTTTGTTAATAATCAGCGGCTAGGCAAGGTAGCGGCAATTTTTGACCCCTTAGACGTCACCAAGAAATTAATGGTGCCACTAGTGCCAACCGCTGCCGCTGGACTTACTGCGCTAGCACCTCAAGAAGCTGAGGCTGGTGCAGCCGGTCTGCTAAATAAAATCAGAGCCTATCACGGTTCGCCGCATGACTTTGACCGATTCTCGACAGAAAGCATTGGTACGGGTGAGGGAGCGCAACAATACGGGCATGGCCTATACTTTGCAGAGCGCGAGCCTACAGCTTTAAGCTATCGAGATGCGTTAACTCCGCGCGATTATGAGTTCGAGAATTACTTAGCGATTCAAAATGAGATGGCTGAGAACTCTGGCGATTACACGCGCATGGAATTTTTGCAACAGGCCATGAATCACGACACCCCCCAAGACTTCCGAAACATTGCAAGCGATTCTGATTATGACGATGACTATCGAGAAATGGCTGCAGACTTTGCAGATGAAATGGAAGCATTCAGGAATGAAAGCGGAGAGCCTGTTAACTTTGGCAGGATGTATGAGGTAGACATTGATGCCCAGCCTGAAGAGCTGTTGGACTTTGACGCGCCATTGAGTGAGCAGAGTGACCAGGTTAAAAACATGTGGGACAACTGGAAGGCAAGTGCTGCAGGCAAAAAAGTTGCTGCTGAAATGCCCGGTAATTTTGAGGGCGACATCACTGGGCAAGAAATGCACGGCCTTATTTATGAGGGTATGTCACCTAGCCCAGAACAACAGTATGGCCGAGGTATGGCTATAAAAGAGTCTATTGATGCTTCACAATATCTGAGAGATCAAGGTCTGAAAGGCATCAAGTATGCTGACGCGCAAACTAGATTCTCTCCAAAAGGCCGCACAAGCAACTACGTCATATTTGATGACGCAACCGTGGACATAGCAAGAAAGTACGGCGTGTCCATGCCAGTTGCAGCAGGTCTTTTATCAGGCGGCCTGGGAACAGAGCAAGCGCAAGCAGCAGAATACCGTGAAGCCCCTGTAGTGCAGGAGCAATCATTTGGCGACATGGTTAATGAGTACGCCAACATCAACCAGAGAGCCCAGGCAGCAGAAGCCCAGAAGTTTGACGCCCTGATGCGTGAGGACGCTAGGTTGCGTGACATGGGGTCTGCTGCATTTGGCCAGGTATCCCCAGAGCTGGCTGCATACCGCCGCTCACAGATACTGCCGACCATTGGTGAGGTGGGAATGGGAGCCCTTGAGGGGGCTGTCGATACAGTAGACTTTGTGTCTCAGCTTCCTACAGCCATATCCACTATGACCATGCCAAAGCGCACCCCCTTGCGTGATCGCCTGGGCGGCCTTCTAGACTACAGCTTTGTGGATGAGAGGGATCAAAGGGCCAGGGACCAGGCTAGATTGATTGGCGGGTTATTAAGCCCCATTTAATGGTATAATCGGCCCAATAACTGGAGGCCATAATGGCAATAAGTACATACAGCGAGCTGCAGTCTTCAATGGCAGACTTCTTGAACAGGTCTGACCTGACTTCTGTGATCCCGACATTTATTGCGCTGGGCGAGGCCAGGATGAACCGAGACATCCGTCACTGGCAGATGGAGAACAGGGCATCGACTACAATTGACGGCCAGTACCTAACCAAGCCAGGCGACTGGGTTGAGACTATACGCCTGCACCTAACTGGCCAGAACACCTCTGCGATGGACCTGTTAAGCACTCAGGCAATGGCTGACAAGCGCCAGGGCTCAGAGAATGTAGCAGGCAAGCCAAGATACTATGCCCACTCTGAGGGCCAGTTTGAGGTATTCCCTACCCCTGACGGCTCATATGCTGCTGAGTTGCTATACATCCAGCAGATACCCTCTCTCAGCGACAGCGCGACTACAAACTGGCTGCTGACATCATATCCAGACATCTACCTGTACGGCTCACTGCTGAACTCTGCACCATACCTTGCTGAAGATGGCCGGGCTGAGGTGTGGGCTCGATTGTATGGTGAGGCGGTAGACAAACTAAACTTAACTTCTGAACAGGCAGCTTATTCTGGTGTTGGCCTGACAACTAAAATACGAGGACTCGGATGAGCTTTTCAAACTTCTTAGAAACAGAGGTCCTGGACCATGTGTTTGGTGGCAACGCCTACACAGCCCCAGGAACTTTATACACTGGACTATACACTGCAGCACCTAGTGATACAGGCGGCGGCACAGAGCTGTCAGGTAGCGGCTATGCTCGCCAGGCTACAGCAATGACTGTATCGGGAAACACTGCTAGCAACACATCTGCAGAAGAGTGGGCAACAGCTACAGGCGATTGGGGCACGATTACTCACGTCGGCGTATTCGACGCAGCCACAAGCGGTAACCTGCTAGCCTATGGCGCATTGACCGCCAGTAAGACAATTGCTACTGGTGACGTGTTCCGCATCCCTGCTGGCGACCTGGATATCACGCTAGACTAATATGCTCTATGGCGTATATAAATACGGGCAGGCTGCATACTCGACTGCTAACCTAGAGGATGGCGCGTCTGTAATAACAGCCACGTCTGCCGTATCGGCTACTGCTGGGTTTGTAAAAGAGGCTAGCTGCGCTATATCGGCAGCGGCATCTACATCTAGCTCAGGCCAGGCTGTACGAGAGGACTCGGCTGCGATTGCGGTAACCTCTGCAACGCAAGCGGACCCACAAGCTATATTGCAGACTGGGTCAGCTATTGCGGCTGCATCATCTACTGCAGGTGCAGGCATTGCGATACGGGGAGGCGAGCTATCTATATCGGCGGCCTCTTCTGCGGCATCTGCAGGCGCCAGGATACAGCAAGGCATATCGACAGTAAGTGCTGCGTCGTCTGCAACAGCAAATGCGGTTACGATAGTAGTTGCCGAGTCGATGATTGCAGTAACAAGCCAGGCGGTTATGTCTGGCAATATTACGGCTGGTGGCGTGACTGTTATGTCGTCGTCGGCATCATTAAGTATTTCCGGGTCTATTCTATGGACAGACAGCCCTGGAGATGACGCAACTTATGCAGACGTAGCAAGTGCTGCTAACGAATGGGCCGATGTGGCTGAATATACAACTTTATGGGAGGCCGCTTAAATGGCTGATACAACTACAACCAATTATGGTCTGACCAAGCCAGAAGTCGGCGCTTCAGAAGATACTTGGGGAACCAAGCTAAACACCAACTTAGACACTCTAGACACGACTGTTGACTCTATTGAAGGCAAGTCAGGCGCCGCTACTTTAAAGTATGCAAATGTCGCCAAACTAGCCACCACAGCCACAGGCATAGACGTTACTGGCAATTTAACAATGGCTTCTGGCGGCTCTATTGTAGCTGGCGGTGCAAATGACCTTATTTTAAACGCAGGCGAAAGCGGCACTCCTGACATTTACTTGCAGTCAGGTGGTAGCACAAAGGTTAAAATTGAAGGTTCCGATGGCTCCGTGGGTATTGGTACTACTTCGCCTCAGGCAAAATTACAAGTTCTTGACGAATTAAAGATAAGCAGTGCAGATCAAAGCTCAGGAAAGGTAGTCTTGGGTGACGGGTCATCTGCTAATTTTAACGTAGGTATTGCACGTTGGAACGGAGCATCAAACGCTGCTGGATCGGGTGGTTTAGGCTACTTTGCGCAAGGGTCAGTGAACAGTGGCGGTCACTTCTTCTATACGGGTGATGCATCAGCAGGCTCTACAACAGAACGCCTCCGTATAGACAGCGCAGGTCGTGTTGGTATTGGTACTACTGTTGCATCTAGTATGAATGCAGGAGCTAATCAACTGGTTGTAGGTAGTGGCTCTACTGGACAGGGTATAACTCTTTACTCTAGCGCCTCTACAGCAGGCTCTATTCACTTTGCAGATGGAACTTCAGGCAATGAGGCTTATCGTGGTCAGCTAGTTTATAACCACAATGGCGATTACATGGCTATGTTAACGGCTGCCACAGAACGTATGCGCATAGACAGCGCAGGTAACGTGGGTATTGGTGTCAGCTCACTGAACAACCCGCTAGAGGTTGGTGTTACTCCTAACACTGCAAGCAAAACATCTGGAAGTGCTTTTGATGGAGCAGCAATAAGGCTGAATGGTAACTTATCTACTACTAACAGTGAAGTATCAATTCTTGCAGGAGCCGACAATCATATCCAAGCTGGCATTGGTTTTGTGCGTGAAAGTGCAAACGATTGGGGTTCGGCAATTAAGTTTTACACTCGTCAAGCCGCTGTTGTTGACCTTGATGGTATCGCAGAACGCATGCGCATAGACTCATCAGGGAACGTGGGTATTGGTACTAGTTCGCCTAGTGAGAAGTTCCATGTAGTTGGTGGTAATATTAAGACTGATTCAAGCACAAGGCAGATTGGTTACTGGGAAGCAGATGCTGTCCATGATGGATATTTTGTACCCTACAATGCGAGTGGTCAGTCAGAGTTAGTTAATAGTTTTACTACTG